ATTGAGTTAGTAGCCAGATGTTGCCCGAACCAGATAAAAACTGGAAACCTGCTTACTATGTGCCAAGTTATTCAGATCAAACTAGAGGCGAAGATGTTGCAGACTTCTCTCAATTATTACTAAAAGCTAGTCGCGGATTTCGCGCGGGCGAAGCGTTAGTTCTTACCGCTTGGCAGAGATGGCTAATAGATAGATTACTTGAGGAGAATCCAGAAACAGGATTGCTTCGTTACCGCAGAGCTGTTATCGGACTTCCACGCAAGAACGGAAAAAGTTTGCTGGGCACCGCGATTGCCTTGGAACATCTTCTCTATGGACCCGAAGGTGCGCAAGTTTATTCCGCTGCATCTGACCGCTCACAGGCACGAATCGTGTTTGGAGAAGCGCGTAATCAGGTAATGGATAACCCCGCGTTGTCAAAGATAATCAAAGTTTACCGAGATGTCTTGGAATACAAAGGTTCTATTTATCGCGCACTATCCGCTGATGCTATGCGCGCTCACGGATTAGCGCCATCGCTCGTGGTTGCGGATGAGCTACACGCTTGGCCGTCTAGCCCTAGCAACAATAGGGGTGACGAACTCTGGGAAGCACTTACGCAAGGAAGCGCCGACCGACCTGAGTCATTAGTGGTAGGCATTACCACAGCGGGCGGGCGAACAGATACTTTGCTAGGTCGTTTGTATGAGCATGGTAAGCGAGTAGTTGAATCAAACGGAGAGCTTGACCCGCAGTATGGTTTTTGGTGGTGGGAAGCTGGACAAGAAGCAGACCCAACAGATCCCGAAGTGTGGAAGTTAGCTAACCCTAACCTTGCCGAAGGATTGCTTGACCTCGGTGATTTTGAGGCATCTATCGCAGCTGCAGGTTCAGCGGGATTTGCGGGATTCCAGAGATACCGACTCAATCAATGGGTAAGGCTTGCTGGAGAAGATTTTATTAGCGCTCATTTCTGGGGAGAAGCTAGGCGCGAAAAGACGATACCACTTGGTGCAGAAGTAGTCGCAGGATTCGACGGATCTGTAAGTGGAGATGCTACAGGTATTGTTCTTTGTGATGTAAAGACTGGGACTCTAAAAGTCCATGCTGTTTGGGAACCTGACCCGACAGACCCAGATTGGGTAGTAGATAGGGCAGATGTAAACGCTGCTATTCAGAAGCTTTTTGACCAATACAATGTTAGAATGCTTTGGGCAGACCCTAGCTTTTATGAACCAGATGTTTTAGAATGGTCTAAACAATGGAGAAGGCGCGTAGAGAGAATACCGCCGACTAACCATCGAATGGCACCACTAGCTCAACAGTTTATAGCAGACATAGTTGCTAAAGACTTAGGTCACGATGGAGATAAACGATTGGAAAGACACGTTCTAAACGCAGTAGCAACAGAAGCGGGTTCGTTTCGTAAAGAAAAGAAATCAAGCCCGCGTAAAATTGACTTACTAGCTTGTGCCGTTTTAGCTAATGGTGCGAGACACGCAGTATCAGACCGCCAGACAACACCACGAAGGGCAATAGTTCTATGAGCCTAACAGCAGACGAACTCGGTCTACTAGAGTATCTTTACCGCAAGCTACAAAAGCATGACCCAAAGAATTATGTTTTACAGCGATACTATGAGGGTCGCAACAAACTCAAAGATTTACGAATCTCAATTCCACCACAGCTAACAGCCGTTGAAACAGTTGTTGGTTGGGCTGGCACGACGGTTGATGTCTTAGAGGAACGCCTTGACCTAGAGGGATTTATTGCCCCCGACGATCTAGGTGTCAATGAAATTTTTAGGGCTAACGAACTTGACCTAGAAAGCTCAATGGGACACAAAGACGCGCTAGTTTTTGGAACTGGCTTTGTCACCGTTGGTAAGGGTATGGAAGGTGAGCCTGACCCGCTCATTACAATCGAGTCTCCTAAAAAGATGACCGCGCTTTACGATTTGCGCACCCGCAGATTATCCGCAGCTTTGCTGGTAAACCGTAATGAAACTGGTTCTCCAATTAGCGGAACAATGTATCTACCAGATCAAACTATTTTCTTGGATTACACAAACCGCGCTTGGGTGGTTATTGATAGAGACATCCACAATCTAGGTCGAGTGCTAGTAGCTCAACTTCCAAATAACCCGCGCTCTGGAGACCCTTACGGTCGCACAGAGATAACCAGAGCTGTCCGTAGCTTGACCGACAGCGCCATGCGAACCTTGCTAGGGGCGGAAGTAGCTAGAGAGTTCTACAGCGCCCCACAGCGCTACATACTTGGCGCGGATGAAGACCTATTTACTGATTCAGATGGTAGACCGCTAGATGCTTGGAGTGTCTATCAGGGTCGCATCCTTGGTGTTCCAGCTAACCAAGATGGACAGATGCCACAAGTAGGGCAATTTAGCGCTAACGATACCCGCCCTTACTTTGAGCAGATCAAAGCATACGCACAACTTATCGCAGCTGAGACGGCAATTCCATCTAGCTACTTAGGATTCCAAACTGATAATCCTGCGAGCGCAGATGCTATTCGCCAAATGGAAGCAAGACTAATAAAGCGAGCAGAACGCAGACAGCGCCAGTTTGGTCGCACTTGGACTGAGGTAGCTAAACTTGCTTTGTTAGTTCGCGACGGACAAGTTCCAGCAAGCGCTAGTGAGATTAGACCGATCTGGAGAGATGCTTCAACACCGACTAGAGCTGCAGCTGCGGATGAAGCCGTCAAGCTAATTGCTGCGGGTGTGTTCCTACCTGATTCAGAAATAACTTACAACCGAATTGGGTTGAGTGAATCAGACAAGCAAGTTCTAAGAGCTGAAAAGCAAGTTGCGCAAGCCAATAACCTAATTGCTAATCTAGCTGCAGCAAGTCAAGCAGCTTCACAGAATCCGCAAGTAGCCGAATTAGCTAATCGTAATACTGACACCGAAGCAGAATAATGGCAGTAATTGACGATAAGCGTAAATACATAAATGAGACTAAAACTCTTGCTATTGCGCAGACCGTCGAGATTACTGAGCTTCTAAAAGATAGAACTATCCCAGAGATAGCCGAACAACTTAGGGCAACCTTACCAGCGGTAACTAATAGCTATGGAACAGTAGCATCTGTAGTTAGTGCTAACGCCTATAATCAACTTAGGGCAGAGGTAAAGCCACCTACTGAATACAGGGCAGTTCCTAAGCAGTTCGATAAATCTAATGAGGTCATTCAGGACTCGATTGGGTTTGGAGTAGCTAGCTTAGTAAAAGGAAAAGACTACACAACTTTTCAGACAAACTTAGCTGGTGCGGTGACTAGGGTAGTGCTACAATACGATAAGACAACTGTAGACCAGAACATCTTCGCCGATCCGTCGGGGACTAAGTATCAAAGAGTGGCTAGTTTCAATGCTTGTGCTTTTTGTAAAACTATGGCTGCAGTAGCGCAAGTCCAAAGAAGTTCAGCTTTTGATGGCTACCACGCTTTTTGTAATTGTAGTATTAGTCCTGTTTTTACTGGACAAGCGCCAGAGACAAGACCGTATTACAAAGAAGCGCAAGATGCTTATAGCTTAGCTACTAAAGAACTTGAGAGTCAAAGAGAAGCAGTTGGATGGTATTCAATGAAAACTAGACAGGCTGCCAAACTTTACCCCGAACTTACTCAGACAACTGAGAACAGACTTCGCTTAGTAAGACAAATTACTGGGTGGAAATAAAATTCTGGCAGATCGTCAGATACAGCCGCATGGCTGATAATCCTGCATAGGAGAGAACCGCATGAGCGATGAAACTAACGAAGTAATCGAAAGCACCGAAACGACAGAAATCGTTGAAGAATCACAGGCGCAAGCTGAGGTATCAGAGACCGATTGGAAGTCGGAAGCCCGCAAGTGGGAAGCAAGAGCTAAGGCTGCAAAAGCCGACAGCGAGGCAGCTACTAAGTTGCGGGAATACGAGAAAAGTCTAAAGCCTGAGCAGGAACGCTTGGCGGAAGAACTAGCTCAAGTAAAGGCAGAAGCATCTGAGGCTACTGTAAAACTAATGCGATACGAAGTTGCCACTCAGAAAGGCATACCAAGTAATGCGATAGACCTACTTACTGGGTCTAGTCGTGAGGAACTAGAAAGTTCCGCCGACAAACTGCTATCGCTCATAGCGAATCAGTCAAAAACACCAACCAAACCAGACATCAATCAGGGCAAGGTTTCCGAGAATGGTATTTCTACGGCAGACCAATTTGCTTCTGCATTGGGTCAACTACTATAAAAGGAGATACTGCACATGGCAGATCTAAACAGAGGCTCAGGAAGCATCGTTCTTCCAGAAGCCGTATCAAGCGAGATTCTAGGTAAAGTCCTAGAAACCTCTATCATCCAGCGCGCAGCTCGTCGCATCGACCTTCCGGGTCGTGGCACCGCAGTAAACATTATTACTGGTGAGCCTGCAGCATCTTGGGTTGGAGAAACTGAGTCAAAGCCTGTATCTAACGGTGCAGCTTCGACCAAGATTCTTCGCCCATACAAGTTGGCAGTAATCGAGACATTCTCAAACGAGTTCCGTCGCGACCTACCAGCACTTTACAACGCTCTAGCTTCTCGCTTGCCAAACGCGCTAGCCAAGAAGTTCGACACCACCGTATTCCACGGAACCAACCCAGGTTCTGACTTTGATAACCTAACCAGTGCTAGTGCTCACGTTCTAACATACGATGGTATGGTTGCAGCTTTGTCAGCTCTAGGCGCTTCTGGATACGACATGAACGGAATCATTGTTTCCCCACAGGGAGAAGCAAAGCTTCTAGGTGAGAAGGATGGCGACGAGCGCCCTCTATTCATCAGCAACCTACAGGCTGAAGGTGGAATTGGCTCAGTATTGGGTCGTCCAGTATTCAAGTCTAAGGCTGCTTACCTAGACACCACAACTGATGTTCTAGGATTTACTGGAGACTGGACTCAGGCAATCTGGGGTCAGGTTGATGACGTAACTGTAAAGATTAGCGACCAAGCTACTCTTACTGTTGGCGAAGACACCGTAAACCTATTCCAGCAGAACATGTTTGCTGTTCTAGCAGAAATCGAAGTTGGTTTCCGCATCAGCGACATCGCAGCTTTCAAGAAGCTAACCGCCTAACATTGGGCAAATTCGCTAGGGGCTGGTTTCGGCTAGCCCCTAGCACCCCCCAAACTTTTTAGCTGAAAGGCAATCTATGAGCTGGGCAACCCCGCAAGACATCCTAGACCGCTGGGTTGGTAGTGATAAGCCAACAGATGAAGATCTTATACAAGCACTAATCAACGATGCTGAATCCGTAATTCTCTCTGAGTTTCCTGCGATACAGGAAAGAATTGACGATGACGAGCTACCACTTGCCACAGTAGTAATGGTAGTTAGCAGGATGGTAAGCCGACTTCTTCGCAATCCTGAAAACCTAAGCTACTGGCAACAAACAACAGGACCATTCGGTCAAGCGCGAAACTATGGTGCTGGTAATTCAGACATCTGGTTATCCGAAAATGAACTTTCACTTCTAAGACCAAACAAGCGCGGTAAAGCCTATGAGGTAAATCAAGGCTTCGATGCACAATCGCCAAGTGTTGTAGATGACTTCCGTATTGGAATGGCTAACGAATTTGAGTGGCTGGAGATAAGCGACAATGAGCTTTATTAGGGGTGGCGAAACCATAACAATTAAGAGGCGATCTGCGACCGCTACAGACCCTTACGGCAACCCGACCTATACGAGCACCACAATCACCGTAAAAGACGCTCTAGTGGCTATTGGTGCCTCTACAGAGCCTATTGATGCTTCTCGCAACCCGCTAGATGCGAAGCTAACTGTCTATCTACCCAATGAGGTAGAAGTTCAAGACAATGACACATTCGTTATTCGTGGCACAAATTGGGTCAAGGATGGACAGACCGAAGAATGGATAAGTCCGTTTGCTGGTCTAGAGGGTGGCAGGGTAATTCCAGTTAGGCGCAGAGTTGGCTAGTTTAGTTTATGTTCAACTTGATACTAAAGAAGTTAGAAATCTTCTAAAAAGCCCAGAGGTAGCAAGCTTCCTTTTAGGTGTCGGAGAAACAGTTGCATCAAAAGCTGGACCCGAATACAGGGCTGAGGTAGACAACGAATCTCGCAAATCTAGGGTTGTAGTCAATGTTGTTGACGATCGTAGAGAAGCTAGGTTTATTGAGATGAGCACGGGCAAACTAGCAAGAGCATTAGGAGAATCTAAGAAATGATGCCAGCAGTTATATTCCCAGATGTTGAGCTTGTTTTAGTTACAGCAATCAAAGCTGAGTTAGATGCAAGAGGCGAATCTTACGCCGAAGATGTTCATGTTGCTACTAAAAAACCAGCGCCAGATTTTACCCCATACCCCGAAAGAATAATTACAATTCGATCTGACGGTGGACCTAAGATTGACTGGGTTAGAAAGACCGAACGAGTTGGTATTACTATCTGGGCAGACACTTATTCCGATGCTTCGGAACTAGCTAGACTTGTAGAAGCTTTATCTATAACACTTACTGGCGAATCAATCAAACTAAGTCAAGTTGTTTTATCTCCAATACGAATAGATGAAGCAGGACCGCAAGAATGTCGTTACATGACACTAGAGCTAATTACTAAAGGCTCAACATTATAGATTTCCGATTAGCGGAAAACCACAGCTCATCTGAGCTAAACCTTATAAGGAGAAACAAATGGCACTAAACGCCGAAAACGTGGTAGTTGGAATTACAGGCGAGGTCTATGTTGGACCAACCTCAGCTACTGCACCAGCATCAACAACTTCAACCTTGACCGGATTTAGCTCACTTGGCTATGTATCCGCAGATGGTGTTGAGTTTGCATCTGAGAAATCAACTAACCAGATCCGCGCATGGCAGAACGCTGACCTTGTGCGTGAGGTTATTACTGAAGGAACAGTTACCTATTCATTCTCACTACTAGAGACAACCGAAGACACCCTAGAGCTTTACTTTGGTTCACCTTTGGTCGGTGGCAAGATTGAACTAAACCCAGTAAACACTGGTGGTCGCAAGTCTTTCGTTATTGACATCGTTGATGGCGACAAGGTTATTCGTCACTACATCCCTGCTGGTGAGGTTCTATCCGTAGAAGCTCAAACAGTTCAGAACGGTGAAGCCGTAGCTTACGGTGTAACTATGACAGCTTACGCATCCGAAGGTCGCGTAGCTGACATTTTCCACTCTGAATTTGAAGTAGCGCCGTAGCAATCTCCCAAGGGGTAGGCGAAGCGGTCGACTTACCCCTTGGGTCTTCAAACCCACAGACCGCACAACTTAGAAAAAGGAAATAAAATGACCGCAAAGAATGTCTACACATTTGAACACAATAAGAAAAGTTATGAAATCCCATTCTTCTCTGAGTTGCCAATGGGTGCTGTTCGTAAAGCGCGCAAGGCTACCGACGACATAGATAAAGCTTTTATTATTATTGAGGAAATACTTGGCGAAAACGCACCTGCGTTAGAGGCGCTAGATTCAATGAAAGCTGCTGAGTTCCAGAAGTTCCTAGAAGGTTGGACTCAGGGTGCATCCTTGGGGGAATCCTAAGAGTCCTAGAACTTCGCGATTCTTATGCTAAAGAATTAGCATACGATTTTAGGGCTCAGTTCCAACTAAGCATCTTCGAATTAGGCAGATCAATAACTTGGCTAGAAGCTAGTTATCTTATTTATGGCTTAATGGCAAATCCAAATTCACACTTACAGGCCGCTATAAACAACTGGAAGCATCCAGTATCTTACGAGTGGATTTTGTTTAGTCACATCTTTGATTTATTGGCTATGGCTAATAGTAAAAAGAAACCTAAACCTTATCCGACACCTTGGCCTGACCCGAATGTAAATAGGTTAAAGCCAACTAAAGCACAATCACGATCTGACGTGCTAAAACAACTTAGACGAATGAACCCAAAGGAATAACATGGCATCCAGAATTGCTGAAGCTTATGTTCAGATAGTCCCCAGAATTGACGGTGTTGCAGCTGGAATAAACAGCCAACTAAGCGGTCAAATGGCTAGCGCTGGCGCAGTTGGTGGCAATAGTTTCGCAAACGGATTTAAAGCAATGGTTGGACCCGCGCTAATTGCTGCTACTGCTGTTGCTGCGATTGCTCTTGGTAAATTATTAACTTCTTCTGTATCAGCAGCTTCGGATTTTGCTGAGGCAGGTGCAGCGGTCGGTGAAGTTTTTGGAGATGCAGCTGGCACAATAGAAAAGTTTGCTGAAAGTGCAGCTACTGGACTTGGACAAACAAAGACACAGGTTCTTGAGGCTTCTAAGCAATTTGGTATTTATGGAAAAGCAGCGGGTCTAGCTGGAGAAGCTAACGCTGAGTTCTCTACCGATCTAGTTACTCTAGCTACTGACTTAGCTTCGTTCAATAACACATCTGTTGATGAGGCATTAATCGCACTTGGTTCTGGTCTTCGTGGTGAGGCACTACCGCTTCGTAGATACGGTATTTTGCTTGACGATGCGACTCTAAAAGCGAAAGCTTTAGAGATGGGTATTTACGACGGTAACGGAATACTTACCGCTCAACAGAAGATTTTAGCAGCAAACGCATCTATCTTTGAGCAGTCTGCGGTTCAACAGGGTGACTTTGAGAGAACATCCCAAGGACTTGCTAACCAACAAAGAATTTTAGCTGCTCAATTCGGAAACATTAAGATACTTCTTGGTGATTTTTTACTACCACTTTTTACAAGTGTTGCACAGGTTCTTACTTCTAAAGTAATGCCCGCTTTTTCTGGCTTTCTAATTTCCGTTAGGGACAATGGATTAGCTGAAACACTAAAAGCAACATTCACAAAAATTGCCGAAATGAGGCAAGACTTTATGGATGCGATGCTAAAAGCTTTGCCCGGAATTATTGAAGCTATTGTTGCTTTCATTCCGATAATCGTTACTAGCTGGGCTACCATGATAACTAGCCTAATTACTGCGCTAACTGCAGCAATTCCACAGCTAATAGAAGGCGCAATAGCTTTCTTTATGGCTATCATTGATGCTTTTGTAACGGTTATCCCAATTTTGATTACGGCGATCGTCGAAGCAATTCCGCAAATCGTAAATGCGCTAGTAGAGACCTTACCTGTTTTGGTTGAAGGTGCAATTAGATTGTTTACTGGAATTATTGAGGGCTTGCTAAAGATTCTACCTGCGCTTATCGCTGCAGTTGTAGCCCTTATTCCTGTAATCGTAGATGCGTTGCTAACTATGTTGCCAGAGCTTATTGTTGGCGCTATCCAGTTATTCCTTGGAATTATTACAGGCTTGCTAGATGCACTACCAGAAATAATTACCGCTATCGTAGATGCGATTCCTTTGTTTGTAGATGCGATTGTCGGAGCGCTACCTCAAATTATTCAAGCTGCAGTTGCTTTGTTCTTAGGAGTAATTGGCGGATTAGTTATAGCTACACCTCAAATTATCGGTGCTATCATAGGCGCGATTCCTAAGCTTATTGGCGCACTTGTTGGTGCTATTCCACAATTTGTTAGTGCTGGTTTTCAGCTTATCGGCGGTCTTATTGCTGGAATTGTTGGGGCAATCCCTAATCTTATTGGCGCTATCGGAAACGGTATTGGTCAAGCTATTGATGCGGGTAAAAAACTACTTGGCATAAAATCACCTTCTAGGGTGTTTATGTCTATTGGAGACAATGTTGTAGCTGGTATGACCGCGGGTATTGAAAAGAGTTCTGCAGATCCCGCGAAAGCTATTAGTAAAATGGCTGACGAAGTAATTGTGTCTGGCAATAGCTCGACTTCGGTTGGTATGTTGCCGTCTCTAGTCTCACCGCAAGCTGGCTATGGAAGCGAAAGTAACGCTGGAAGCAATAAGGTAGTAAACTACTATGCTGCACCTAATCAATCATTAGATGCAGAACAAGCTTTGTTCGAAGCATTAAAGAGAGCAAGGGTAATAACAGGTTGGTAAACATAAACTTTAGTATCATTGGCAAAAACAATGACGAGATTTCCCTTAGTGGTCCAGATTATATTCTGGAGACTGGCGTAACTGGTTTTGGTATTCCTCAGCCAGAAGTTAGGATTGACCCAAGCGCTGGTAACGGCGGTAAGTTTAAGTTTCTAAAACGCGGAGTAAGAGTTCTTGATCTGCCTATTGCGATTCTAAGTATCAATGAAGAAGATTTAGAACCTAAGCTTCGTAGGCTTGCTAGAGCAATGGCAAGGGATTTTACCCTAAAAGCTAGTTACGCTACTGGTGAGATTTGGACTCTTACGCTTTACATGGATGGCGGTGCTGAAACAACCTTTGGTGAAGATGCAAATAAGTTCTTTGCTAAATGGGTAATCAGCGCAAGAGCGCCACAGCCTTTTTGGGTAAACCAGACAGCAACAACTTTTAGCGTACAAGCCGAAGAAGTTGCGCGCGGTCTTTTGGGTGTTGATGTTGGTCAGCGCTCGCTGAGTCAGCTACAGGTTAGTTCTGGTCAAGCACTAGGAACGATCTTGGTAGATAACGCGGGAGATGTAGAGACCCCTGTGTTTTGGAGAATTGAAGGACCTACTACTAGCGTAAGCGTTGTTTTCAATGGAACAGGATTTACATATGAAGACCCGCTACTTACTGGCGAATCAATTTTGATAAATACTGAATTAGGAACTGTTCTTACAAGCGCTGGAGTAAACGCCTATAGTGGATTAGCAGCTGCACCAAAGCTATTTAACTTACCTGCTGGTAATAGTATTATTAGTATTACCGCGACAGGCGCAGACGAAGACACAAAGATTAGCGGTTCATTCAACCTAAGACGTGAGGTTTTACACTAATGCAAGTTCAGGACCTAACCGTTGAGGTTCGCAATAGCTCACTAGAGCGTGTTGCTCAGATCACAGAGCAAGACTTAGTTGGCTTTACTGTTGTGTTGCGATTTAACAATGTTGGTTCTTGGAAAGTTACTTTACCCGCTGAAAGCACTGCAGCCGAAGCACTTCGTCAGCCAGGGGCGGGAGTAATTGTTACTGGACCCGAAGGTGTTATTTTTACTGGACCAACAACATCCGCTAAAAAGATACAGAGCACAGAAGACCCACAGGGTAGCTGGGAAATCGAAGGCGTAGATGACTCTATCGTTTTGCTTGAAAGGTTAGGATACCCAGACCCGACAGAACCTGATGCTGGTTTACAAACCGTTGCTTATGACGAAATTACTGGACCCGCATCAACTGTTCTTTATCATTATGTAAACGCTAATCTTGGACCAGACGCGCCTATTGAAAGACAAATAGCTAACTTAGAGCTTGCCCCAGATACTGCGCTTGGTTCTACAACTACAGGTAAAGTTAGATTTGATGTACTGGGTTCAATCTTTACTAGGTTAGTCGCGCCCGACGGTTTAGGCTATGACATTAAACAAGAAGATGACAAACTTGTTTTTGCGGTTTATCAGCCAGTAGACAGATCGGGAGACATCCGACTTGATGTTGAAAACAACAGACTTAGCGTTTCTGAATACACTTACGAAAACCCTAAAGCTACTAGAGCTATTGTTGCAGGTCAGGGACAGGGTGAACAGCGCGCTATTCTTGAGGTCGCTACTACCGAATCCGAAGCTTCCGAAACTACTTGGGGTCGCCGTATTGAGGTATTTAAAGACCAGCGAGATACATCTGATAATACGCTACTAGAACAATCTGGGCTAGAGATACTAGCTAAGTTCGGAATGACACAAGAAGGTATTTCAGTAAGACCATCTGACGATGGACTAATGAGATTTGGTTATGACTGGAATCTTGGTGACAAGGTAAGTGTTGTAGCTAACGAAGCAGTAGCCGTTGCGGTTGTAACCGAAGTAGCTTTGTCTATAACCGAATCAGGCGTTTATGTTTTGGCTACAGTTGGGCAACCCGATACAGCTTCTAAAGAAACCAAAACTGTTAGCGTTCAGAATAATCAAGAAGATCGAATTAGCAATCTTGAGCGTAATGAACCAAGCGGTGGTGGCGGTGGCGGTGGCGGTGGCTCAGTAGGTTACTATGGTTCTTTTTATGACATGACCGACCAGCCTTTGGCTTCAA